ATACAGGCTCTGACAACAATATCATCGACAGTAATATGCTACCAAAACTAAAATATGAAAAGAGTGACAGCAGAATGCATCTTACAGGGTTGGGAGGCAGTCAGGAAGTTGAAATGTGCGACATAACATTCACATTTGAGGATGAGTCCTTCACAGCCCCATTCCTCATCTCTGACATGAAGGAGGCCTTCACACTCATCAGAAAGTGTCATGCCATCCCCATACATGGCATGCTTGGCTCTAAGTTTCTTGTAGAGAATAATCTCATTCTTGACTTCAATAAGATGATAGCATACAATAAAAAAGAATGATATATATTGTAAGCAGTCAAACACAGCCCTTCAACAGGGATGAATTTACCATCATCTCTGTTGAGGAGTCCATTGCTATGATGCAGCCTTGGGAAATGTTTCAATTTGATACTGAAACTGACGGAAAAGATGCTCACATAAACCATATTCTATTAGCTCAGTTTGGCTCTTATGATGGAAAGACTCAAATTGTAGTTGATTGTACTACCATTAATATCAAAAAATATGCAGAACTCCTTGAAAGCAAGTTTCTCATAGGGCAGAATCTTAAGTTTGACCTTCAATTTCTCTATACCAAAGGAATACATCCTATGAAGGTGTATGACCTGATGATTGTAGAACAATTTATTCATCTTGGCTACCCTCCAGGAAGCATCAGTTATTCCCTTGCTGCTATGGCAGAGAGATACCTTGGCATTAATTTAGATAAGACTATCAGAGGCCAGATTAGATACAGGGGGGTAGATGCTGATGTAATAGCCTATGGTGCAAGTGATGTTAGGTACATGGGCAAAATAATGTCTCTTCAAATGAAGACTATTAGAGATAGAAATGCTGTCAAAGGTGCTAAGATTGAATGTGACTTTACTCCTGTAATAGCCTATCTTGAATGGTGTGGCATCAAATTAGATGTCCAGAAATGGAAGAGCAAAATGAAGCAAGATCAGGAAAACCTAAAGAATGCAGTCAAAAGACTTAATGATTATTGTATCCAGAAACCACAATTAAAAAAGTGGGTATTTGTAGATACTCAAGGTGATCTTTTTAAGGGCTTCAACCTGGAACCTCAATTTAATATTGACTGGCAAAAGAAAGAAGCAATTAAGGTATTTCAGGCTTTAGGATTTGATACCAGGGCTATTAGTAAGGCTACAGGTAAAGAGACGGACTCTGTGACAGAAAAGCTCCTTGCCCCTCAGAAAGGAATTGATGATGAATTTCTTAATCTCTATTTTGATTATCAAGGATTCTATAAAGTAACCACTTCCTTTGGTCAGGGACATCTCAATGCCATTAATCCCATTACAGGCAGAATCCATACTGTCTATAGAGCCATTGGTACTATTTCTGGTAGAATGTCTTCTGGTTCAAACCAGTCTAATGAAGACTTGGCAAAACTAAAGAAAATTCCAGCGAAGAATTGTACATATCCTAATATGCAGCAACTTCCCCATGATAAAGTAACAAGGGCTTGCTTTGTATCTGAAAAGGGAAATCTTTTCTGCTCATGCGACTATGCAGCAATGGAAGCAAGAATAGGAGCCGATGTATATAATGAACATAAACTTCTTGATGAGTTTCTTTATGGGTCAGGAGATACTCATGCTGCCTATGCTAAGGCTGTGTTTGCAGAAGAATTGAAAGATATTGAAACTAAAGATGTAAAGAAACTCAGGCCTGACCTCAGAAGCAAAGTAAAAAGCATTGAGTTTGCCGTGCAATTTGGCTCTGATGGCACTGCCGTAGCTCCTCAATTAAAAATTCCTGTAGAAGAAGCCAGACAATTGGTTGTCAATCTACTTAATGGTATGACAGGCTTAAAATCTTTTAAGGAGAAATGGTCTAAGTTTGTTCTTGAACATGGATATATGGAGATTCTTCCTGCAACTGGGCATCGTGGATATTGGCATGATTGGGAACATTGGAAAGAAGTCCAAGCATCTTATACAAAAGAATTTTGGGATAATTACAAGCAATTCCATAAAGGAACAGGAGATGATATATGTAAGGAAGTAAAACAGCACTTTCAAGCTAAATCTAAATGGTGTGACCGTATGAGCCTTAACCTACCTACACAAGGTGGTGGTGCTGTAGTCTTGAAAGAAGCTGCAACCACTCTTTATAAATGGATTGTCGATAATGGCTATTGGGGCAAGATTTTATTTGTAAATTTTACCCATGATGAAATCAATTCAGAGTTTCCTGAAGAACTCAAAGACATCTATCCTCAGTTAGTAGCAAAGACAATGCAAGATGCAGCTGCAAAGTATTACCATAAACTCCCTATCCCAGCAGAACCTGAAGTAGAGAGATATTGGAAACATTAATTATTAAAAAAAACATGGAATTCATTAGAACACTTCGCCAAAAACATCAAACTCAGCGTCAGGCTGATATTCAGAAACAAGCTCAGGAAGTCATCACCATTGAAGACTTCGACAACTCTCTTTACATAGCCTACAATGGCACTCCCTTTGTACCCATCAATGCAGAATGGAAAACAGAGGAAATCATCCGTCAACTCTCATTGCTTCGTCAGAACTATGTCAATGCAAAGATGAAGCAGAATGGACTTGAACAGATAACATCAGTATTTTAACCATGCTAATAGAAGTAAAAGCCAAAGTATCAAGAATCATTGATGCTAAAACAAGGAAGAGAACTGAGACTTTCCTAATACCAGACTGTGAACTCTTTGTCAATGCAGAGCATCAAGTAATGCAAAGTCTTGCTCAGGAGCAGCAGTCTGGAGTAGTGGAAGAGTTTGAAATTCAATCCCTTAGAATCTCTCCCATTAGGGAAATATGCACACAGTTTCAGGGTGAAAGCACCTTCATTGCCACACTCAAGGACATCTTCCTTGATGACAGTGGCAATGAAAAGCCTCTTAAGTACAAAGTCCTTCTATGGGCCAATAACCTCACACAAGCTAATCAGCACATACAGCAGCTTTCCCATGAAGGCTATGATATGCAAGTAGAGGGCATCAAACAAGTAGACTATGAATATCTAACCCAAAGTACCAATGAACACTCCATCTGATTACAAAGTCAAGAAAGCTCTTACATTTGAAGTAGGTAATGATTCTATCATTACAACCTCTGATGACAACCCTGTCAATAACCCCTCTCACTACCAGTCCTATGTGAAGGACTTAGATATTGACTGCATTACAGCCATGCGTGCTGCCTTTGGTGATGAAGAAGTAAAAGCTTTCTGCAAGGCAAATGCCATGAAATACATCTGGAGAAGCTCATCTAAAGGGCAGAATGAAAGCATCAAGAAAGCCATTTGGTATCTCAATAAATTCTTAGAATTAGGAGGTTACGAATGATTAAGATTGTATCAATAGCTATAGCCTTATTGCTGGCTATATGTGTGGCCATAGTTATCTATGAAATCCACCATTCAGAAGAAGTTCCACAAGATAAAGATATTTACGACCTATGAGTGAGGCAGATTTTTATCCTGCTGGGGCCTATAATGACCCATCAGCTCCATATAACGAACCATTAATTCCTGAGAAAGAATTTGAGGTAACGTGCTCCCAGTCTCTTAGCAAAACAGTGACAGTGACTACCAGCAACTACATCCCAGGAGCATCAGGTGTAGATTATGAGTCTGATGATGAGGGTGGCTGCTGTGCAGTGGAATGGTATGACCCAGATGACACCTCTGATACTGATTGGGACGAAGAATATCATGACAATGACCATTACACCCCACTCCAACTCATATCCCTGTTCAAGCAACATCTTGAAAATGAACTTGCCAGAATGGAAGATGTAAAAGACTCTCGTAGAATCAAGCATCTTATAGAAGAATGCAGTGATTGGAATGAAGACGAAACAGAATATGCAGAAGATTAATATGGAAAAACTGATAATTCTTGATTTTGCTACAGGAGAAGTTGACATCTATCCTATAGAATATGACTATGAGCCTGATATGGATGAACTCCTCGACTCTCTAGGCCACAATGCCAATGACTGTCAGTGGATGTTTACCCAAGGTAATATAACTTATCATAAAAAAATATTAAGATAATGAAAGTAGAAGTAATTAAAGTAACCTCATGGAAGGATGTGCTCAATGCAGCGAGGTTTACTCAGAGAAAAGAACCCCTTGACAAGGAACCTTCTGACGATTTTAAGAGAAATATAATCAGGGCAGAGCACTCTCCTTTAAGGTGTCTTATGTTCAACATTGACCTATATGACATACCTTACTATGCAGCTATGCATTTCAGGACGCATAAATTAGTTCATGTTCCTTTTGTAAGTACTTCAAGACCTGACATAGATGGTACTCAAAAGCCAAGGAACGAACAAAAGAAAGATGAGCCTGTTAATATGAGACTGTTTCTTGATGCCCAAGAAATTATTGCTATAAGTAAGGTAAGGCTCTGTACCAAGGCTGAAGCTAAAACAAGAGGTATATGGCAGCAGGTCATCAATGAACTCTACAAGCAAGAACCTCTGTTAGCAATTGCTTGTGTGCCGAGTTGCATATACAGAAATATGTGCCCAGAACTAAGTTGTTGTGGATATGCAGGCTCAGATGCCTACCTGTTGGCAAGAGAAGAGTATTGTAATATTTTAATGTAAGTAACTATGAGCACCAATTACTACGCACATATCATCCCTTCAAAGCAGCGTAAGAAGGAACTCTATGATGCCATAGAAGCTAATGTCTTTCATCTCATCAAGCAACTCACTGCTGAGATGTATGGCAGACTGAAAAAGTCTTATGATAATGATGAACTCATTGGAGGGGAAGTACACCTTGGTAAAAGTTCTTGTGGATGGAAGTTTCTTTGGAATCCTAATGTCTATGTAATCCGCAATGGCCATATGGAAGATGCTAATGGGACAAGAAGATACATTCCAGACCCAGACACTCCTCTCTACCTCTATCCTCTCACTAAGCAAGGCCTCCATAACTTTATCTTCCGTGAAGATGTTCTTATTTATGATGAGTATGAGGAACTTCAAGACAAAGAAGAATTCTGGCAAATGGCACTCTCCCATGGCCAAGAAGATGGTTGGGATGCAGCAGGGTATGAGCAGGAGTATCATAAGTACATCTACCCTGTTACAGGAGAGCTTAC